GATGAAGATGGAAGATTTGTAGGTGATGATGAATCAACACCTGATGTCAATGAAGCCTACGAAGAAATAAGAGTAAAAAAAGCAAAAAAATAATGCCTGATATAAACGAATCAATGGCTAAAATTGAAGCACACGAGCGCGAGTGTACGATTCGTTATGAAAACATAGAAAGACGGTTAGAAGATGGATCAAAAAAATTTGACAGGCTTGAAACAATGCTTTGGGCAGTTTATCCTTTTATCGTAAGTGCGATCGTATTGGTCGAGTTTGTATGAACGATCAAAGTAGATTTAGCGGAGACATGGATCGTAATGAGGTTGAGATGGACCTCAATAAATTCATGGATATGATCAAAGAAATATCTGACCTAAAAGATAAAATTAGAGACTTAGAATCAGATGTTAATGTTAATCCTCACCAAAAATGGATACATTTAGCAAAAGCTGTAGACTCTTGGAGAATATTTCCACGCATGTTTTTAACTGTATATATTGTTTTACTTTATAAATGCACAATATGGTTTATGGCTTTAGAAACACCAAGTTTTGAACAATCAGGTTTAATATCTATAGTAGTAGGAGCAGGTGCTGCGTGGTTTGGACTATATGCAGGAACCACAAACTCTAGTAAAAATTTTAAAGGCGAAGATTAAATGGAGGTGTTTAATTTAATAGCTGAGGTCGGATTACCTATAGCTTCGGGATTAATTATGGCTTTCTTTATATTTTTAGTTATGAAACAAATGATGGACGCTTTAATAGGCGAGATACAAACAGTACAGGGCATCACTAAAATGTTAATAACTAGAGCTTCTATTATGAATAACGATATGATTCGCATAGACGTAAGCGTTTCTAGTGTATTAAAACTACCTCCTGATTTAGAACGTATAGCAAGAGCAGAAAACTTCGTAGAAGATGGAAGTATAGATGCTAGAAGAGATTAGTCTTGCGCAACTTGTAGCTGATTTTGGTTTTGCAGCAGTTATGGTAGTCGGATTAGGTTATTTTGTTTATTTTGTATGGCAGACAATAACTAACAAGATTGACCCAGCTGTACAAGATATGAAAACTACAATTATACGTTTAACTGATCAGTTACGATTGTTAGATCAAGATATGATAAGGTTGCAACAAAAAGTAAATACTGTTTTAGAAGTCAGAGAAAAAGAGGGGAGACATGAAACAGCAGAACCAAAAAATAAAAACAAAGAAGGAATTAGAAGAGTTGATTAAACAACAACAGGATAGACGCAATGGATAGGGAAAAGAAAAAGATACTCTTGTTGGTCTGTATATTAGGTTTAGCTAATATCGTGCTAATTTCGTTGACACTAAGTGCTGACGAAATGGTTCATGAATTTAAAAGTCCCTCTTTTAATGGAATAGGTACATCTAGTCATTATTTAACTATAGAAAATCAAGAATCAAATCGTAAACAAAGTATAGCAGATGAAATACAAGCACTTAAAGATGAATTAGAAAGAGAAGAAACTAATACTGTAGAGGCTAGATTTATGCGTAATCTCACCTCTAGAATCTATGCTAATATAGCAAGACAAGTAGAGGCGTCATTATTTGGAGAAGATACAAATAAAAGTGGAGCTATGGAGCTTGACGGAAACACAATAGAATATGAAATTACAGAGGAGGAGGTAAGAGTTACAATCACTGATGAAGATGGAAATACTACAGAAGTTGTCGTGCCTATCGGTGGTTTTACTTTCTAGTTGTGCTTTAATGATTGATCCACTAGAAAATAATCTACCACCAATTAAACACACTGAACCAGCTTCAATAGAAAAACTCTACACAGAGTTGGCTGATGTAGAAACTCCTCTTAGAAAACCTGTTATTTCTGTTTACGCTAATGATTTTAAAGATCAAACAGGGCAACGTAGATCAAATGCTAAATATGCAACTTTTGCTACAGCTATAACACAAGCTCCACATGCATACCTTATACGAGCTTTAAAACACTCTGGCTTTTTCGAGGTAGTTGAGCGAGTGTCCTTAGAATCTGTTACAAAAGAAAGACAATTAATACGTTCGACAAGGGAGACATTTGATGAAAATCAAAAACTTATGCCTTTAAAATTTGGCGATATGATTATGACTGGAGGAGTTTTATCTTATCAAGCTAACATAAATTCTGGGGGAGCAGGTGCAAGAAATTTAGGAATAGGCTTTTCTAAACAGTTTAGAGAAGATATAATCACTATTAGTTTGAGAACAGTGTCGGTTAGTACAGGCAGAGTTCTTACAGAAGTCCTAGTGACTAAGACTGTTTTATCTGCTTCTTTAGATAGCGATGTTTTTAGATTTATAAGTCAAGGAACGGAACTTATTGAGATAGAAGGAGGCAATGTTAAAAACGAGCCAATGAGTGTGGCTCTACAAATAGCTATAGAAACAGCAGTTTTAGAAACAATTAAGGAAGGTTTAGATAAAAATTATTGGAGGTTAAAATAATGAAAAAGAAAAATGGTGCAAGGGAGTTCCTTGAACTTCTCACAGTAACACTTTTAGGTTTTGTTTTATTAGTCATATCTTTAAGTGCACTGTCAGCAGACAATGAAATATTTATTGATCAAAGTTCAGGAGCATCTAACTCAAATATAGATTTAGAGCAACTTGGTTCTGGTAACATTATTGGCGGTGCTGATGCAGCAGCAGGTTCTATGACAGATTTAAATTTAATTGGCACAGGACTTACGTTAGATATTAATCAAATAGGAGATACAAATAAATTTCTTGGAGATATTGTATCAGATTCATACACAGGATTTTTTGAGTTTGATGGTAATAGTAATACTTTTAACATGAATACAGATAAAACCAATACGTATGGAGCAGATTCTTCAAATGTAAACGTTGATGTAACTGGTAATAGTAATACGTTTACTTTAAATCAAGCAACTGCTGCATTAGCAAGTACCTTAGATTTAGATTGGATTATTAATGGTTCTAGTAACAGTATTACTTCTGCTATTGATGTTGATGCAGCTACAAACTATATGGATATAGATGGTAGTGATAATACAGTAACCTATGATGGCGATGGATATGCTGGTGGTTACTTTTATTTAGACCATACAGGTTCAAACAGAACTTTTAATATACAACAACAAAGCACGTTAGACAATGATTGGCTCAAAATTATTAGTTCTGGTACTAGCACTTCAAGTGTGTGTGTTATCCAAGACGATCAAGGCACAAGCACAGGCTGTTGATATTGGCTCTATAAGTGAGTTAAGTGGTAATGCACAAATAGTAAGGGATAAACCTTACGGAGCAGAAATGGCGTTTCCTATACAACAAATGGATAACGTCAAGACAGAAGCTGGTCGAGTAGCTATAACTTTTGCTGATGACACAATTGTTCGTGTTATGGACCACAGCAGATTAGTCATAGACACATACATATACGATCCTAACCCTAAAAAATCTGAGATGGCTCTTAGGTTTGCTAGTGGTACAGCTAGGTTTGTTACAGGTAAATTTAATAACAAAAAGAATATAGCAATTAGTACACCAAGTGCCGATGTGTTTGTTAGAGGCACAGATTTTACCATTACAACAACACCAGAAACTGGTTCTTCTTTAATCATTTTATTACCAGACGAGTATGGTAATTCTAGTGGAGAAATAGTTGTAGCTACAGCTATGGGACAGGTCATACTAAACCAACCATACCAAGCGACTACAGCTATGACATACAATCAAGCTCCCTCTAAACCTGTTACTCTAGACATAACTTTAGATTTAATAGATAATATGTTGATTGTAACTCCGCCACGTGAAACAGAACAAATACAAGAAAAAACTCAAACAAACACAACTGTAGATTATTTAGATTTTAATGATTTAAATATTGATTTTTTAGCAGAGGATTTTTTAGAAAATGATGTTAATTTAGAATTTACAGAGTTAGACATAAACTATCTTGACGTAAACTTTTTAGAAGATTTATTAAAAATTATAGATGCACTAGAAGTTGCAGAAGAAGACGAATCTTTAAACCAAGTAGCTACTGCTATAAAAATAACAGGTACAACACTAGGTCAAGACAAAGAAACACAAATAACTACACTAATTACAGGTCAATTGATTAGTTTGCGTAGATCTGTCAGTGATACTTTTAGATTAGACTTAGATGGTTCTAGTTCTTATACTTTATATTTAACTCAAGGTGGAGTAGAAAACATAATTAAAATCAATGGCGGTTCTTCTAATACTATAACTATAAACCAAGGCAATTAATGAAACGTTTGTTTTTGCCAGTTATATTATTTTTGTTTAGTATTCCTTTAGTTTTGCAACTTACACCGTTAGAAGTGTTAAAACTTAAAACTTTTGATGCATTAGTTATTGATCAAAAACCGTCTGGCTATTTCACTATTCTCAACATCACAGAAGAGGACATAGCTAATGAGGGTGGATATCCTTTATCACGACAAACCCTAGCTCAAATACAAATTAATTTGTTAAGAAAAGGTGCGATAGGTGTCGGTTGGGTTCTTGCTTTTCCTCAACCAGATAGATTTGGTGGTGATTTTGAATTTACAGAAGCGTTGAGATTTGCTCCTAGTGTTTTAGCTATGTATGAAAATAATACAGACTCGTACCCTCCGACAACAGGAACAGTCATTTTAGGCGAGGACATAGGAGGGATACAGTCACAAGGTGTTGTAGAAAATATAGATATACTTAAACATAATGCAAGTCAAGGGTTAGCTGTTGCTAGAACAGACGTAGATAATTTAATTCGTAGACTACCTTTATTGATGCGTACACCAGAAGGTTGGGTGCCAGCTTATGGTACAGAGGTATTAAAAATACTAGCTGGTGCAGATACATATGTTATAAAAACAAATCAAAACGGATTAGAAGAAATACGTGTAAAAGGCATACCTCCTGTTTCTGTTGATTCTTATGGTAGGAAGTGGGTTAGCTGGGTAGACACACCTCAGACAGATTTAGCTGAAATGAATGTTGAAAATAAATTTGTTTTCGTAGGGTTTACAGCTAAAGGGATTATGCCTCAACTTGCGACCCCAGTTGGTTTGTTAGAACCACATAAAATACAAGCAGCACTTGCTGAGTCTATATTGATAGAAAACAGTCCACGGATACCAGATTATTCTTTAGCTGTAGAGTTAAGCACACTATTAATAACTGTGTGTTTAATATGGTTTATAGTCCTTAATATGGGTATAACCTCAGGTATTTTATTAAGTACGTCCATATCGCTCCTAACAGTCCTCTGTGGGCTTTATACGATACGTAAAGGTATCCTTATTGATGTCACTTGGTCTTTAATATCACAAATATTAACAGCAAGTATAGGTTTTTATTTAAATTTTCGTACTCAATTTAAACTTCGACAGCAAATTAAAAAACAATTTGAACACTACCTTGATCCAGCACAAGTTAAAAAACTGCAAGATAACCCTGAATTATTAAAACTAGGTGGTGAAAAAAGATACTGTACTTTTTTATTTACAGATGTACGTGGTTTTACTGCTTTGTCAGAAACACTAGAACCAGAAGAAGTAACTAAAATTATGAATCAAGCTCTTACTATACAACAACAAGCAGTACAAAAGCACGGTGGAATGGTAGATAAGTACATTGGCGATGCAATGATGGCTATATTTAATGCTCCTTTAGATTTGGAAAACCATGAAAATAAAGCTGTGCTTGCAGCAATAGACATACAAAAGAATATAAAAGAAGCAGATATAGATGTAGCTATAGGTGTGGGTGTTAATACTGGCCATGCTGTTATAGGTAATATGGGCAGTGAGCAAAGGTTTGATTACACAGCCATAGGAGACGCAGTAAACATAGCAGCAAGGTTAGAAAGTGCAACTAAAGAGGTTGGCAAAGATATACTAATAGGTGAGAATACTAAAAAAAGTTGTGGAATTAAGTTAAACTTACTAAAGCCTATACAAGTAAAAGGTAAAAGCAAAGCATTAGAGATATTTACAGTTTAGATATGAGCAAAATTTTATTAGGTGTGATTGGAATACTTTTGATAATTGGATATTTTTTATGGAACGAAAACTCTAGATTATCTGCTTTAAACCAAGCTTTTGAGTTAAGAGATCAAGAGCAAAAAGCTGCAATAGAATCTTTACAAAATGATTTTAAATTACAAACAGAAGGATTGTTAACTATACAATCACAAAATCAAAAAATAGAAGCTGAAATGAACAGGTATTTAGACATATTTAAAAGACATGATTTAACTAAACTTGCAGCAGCAAAACCTGGATTATTAGAACCAAGAGTAAATAAAGGAACTAAAAATGTATTTGACAGTATTGAAGAAGATAGTCGCAGCATTGACAATCTTGATGATGGTCTCCAGTTGCAGTCTAATCCCTAGCAGACAACAAGTAGATATTATCACTAAACCTATAGAAAGGCAGATTGTACAACCAATCATGCCTAGAGAAATAGATTTAAAAGAACCATATTGGTATGTAGTATCAGATAAAAACGTAGATGAATTTATAGCTAGAGTAGAAGAACAACACGGTCAATTAGTGTTTGTAGCAATGTCTATACCAGATTACGAAATAATGGCATACAACATGCAAGAACTGAAACGGTATATAAATGAGCTAAAAGAAGTAGTAGTATATTACAGAAAAGTAACTGTTCCAGTTAAGGAGGGAGAATGAATATTTCAAAAGAGGGCACTGCATTAATTAAAAAATTTGAGGGCTGTGAATTAGAAGCATATCAAGATTCTGTAGGTGTTTGGACTATAGGGTATGGACATACTAAAGGAGTTAAAGAAGGAGACAAAATAAATCAAGATGAAGCAGAACATTTATTAGAAGAAGAAATGCCAGAATACGAAGGATATATCAATACTTTTGTAGAAGTTCCTTTGAAACAAAATCAATTTGATGCTTTAGTTTGTTGGGTTTATAATCTTGGACCAACAAATTTAAAAGAATCCACTTTATTAGCATGTCTCAATGCTGGAAAATATGATGATATTCCTGCTCAGATAAAACGTTGGAATAAAGCTGGTGGTAAAGTTTTACAAGGTTTAATTAGAAGAAGAGAAGCAGAAGCTCTTTTATTTCAAGGGAAAGATTGGTATGAGGTATAGCCATGGCATTAAACAAATTTATATTTAGACCTGGAATTAATAGAGAAGGAACTGATTACGATAACGAGGGTGGTTGGTTTGATGCTAACCTTATACGTTTTAGAAACGGTAGAGTACAAAAAATTGGTGGCTGGGTAAAAGATACATTACAAACATATTTAGGTAAAGCCAGAGCACTTCATGCATGGGTTGCTTTAGATGGTAGTAAATATTTAGGAGTAGGCACAACTTTAAAATACTACATCAAAGAAGGTGCAAACTTTAACGATGTCACACCTATCAGGAGCACAACTTCTGCTGGTGATGTAACATTTTCTGCAACTAATGGAGATGCAACTATTACAGTTACAGATACAGCACACGGAGCAGTACAAAATGATTTTGTTACTTTTAGTGGTGCTTCTAGTTTAGGTGGTAATATTACTGCTGCTGTTTTAAATCAAGAATATCAAATCGCTACTATAACAGCTACAAATACTTACACAATAGAAGCAAAAGACACATCAGGAGTTACAGTTACAGCAAACTCTAGTGATAGTGGTAATGGTGGTAGTTCTGTAGTTGGAGCTTATCAAATAAACGTAGGTCTTGATAATTATGTATCTTCTACAGGTTGGGGAGCAGGACTTTGGGGAGCAGGAACGTGGGGTTCTTCTACTGCTCTTAGTTCAACAAATCAATTAAGGCTTTGGACACATGATAATTTTGGTCAAAATTTAATAATTAACCCACGTGCTGCTGGAATATACAGATGGTTGCAAAGTGGTGGTGTTACCACAAGAGCTGTTGAGTTGTCTGGAATTACTGGAGCTAACTTAGTGCCTACTGTTGGTTTACAAACCATAACATCAGAAAAAGACAGGCATTTAATAGTTTTAGGAGCAGACCCTATTAGTGATTCTGCAAGAACAGGAAGCGTAGATCCTATGCTAATTGCTTTTAGTGATCAAGAGAATGAATTAGATTTTGAGCCAAGAAGCACTAATACTGCAGGATCTTTAAGATTGTCCTCTGGCAGTACTATTATCGGTGCTGTAAAATCTAGGCAGGAAATATTGGTGTGGACAGATACAGCTTTATACAGTATGCAATTTATTGGACCACCTTTCACTTTCGGTATAAATTTAATTAATGAAACAACAGGTTTAATTGCACCTAAAGCAGCAGTTACTGCACCTAGTGGTGTTTTTTGGATGGGGTATGACAATTTTTATGTGTATACAGGAGCAGTAAAAAAATTACCGTGCAGTGTGTTGAGTTATGTGTTTGATGATTTTAACTCAAACCAACGTTTTAAAACTCATGCATTTACAAATACGCAATATGATGAAGTAGGTTGGTATTATTGTTCAAGTAGTTCTACAGAAATTGATAGATATGTATCCTATAACTATGCAGAAAATGTTTGGGCATACGGACAACTTAGAAGATATGCTTGGTTAGACGCTGGTGTAGAACCTTACCCTAGAGCTACAGAAAACTCTTACTTGTACGAACACGAAACAGGGTACGACGCAGACGGTAGCCCTATGACAAATGTTTTTGTAGAATCAAGTGACTTTGACATAGGCGATGGTGAGCAGTTTGCTTTTATAAATAAAATGATTCCTGACATACGTTTTTTAAGTAATAGTGATGGCGGTCAAGTAAATGTAGTTTTAAAAACACGTAATTTTCCTGGAGACACATTAACAACAAACAGCACTTCTGCTATTAGTAGTACCACTCAACAGTCTCACGTAAGAGCAAGAGCAAGACAAGCAGTAGTAAGGGTAGAATCAGATGACGATAATACTGCTGCAAACACAGCAACAGGTTGGAGGCTAGGTGCAACACGTTTAGATGTAAGGACTGACGGAAGAAGATGAGTAAACTGTTAGTCACTAGACTACCTATAGAGATGGAAGAGGTAGTCAACGCAGAAACTTATAATCGATTAGTTAGAATTTTAGAAATAAATTTAGGGGAGTTTGACCCAGATAACATACGTCAGATAGACGATGCGAGTAAAAATCAAGGAAAGTTTAATCCAGGCAGTTTAGTATGGAACACGAACAATGAATCATTAGAAGTTTATAGCGGTAATCAATGGATAACTATTACTACACCTAAAATAAATAAAGGTTTATCTGCTACTGGTTCAGTAGGGGAAGTAACATTAAAAATAGCAGGAGCTACAAGCATTTCATTATGATATATACAACGTTGTTCAAATTAGTTATTATTATCTAAATCAGGAGTTAAATAAAAGGCTATGCAGACCACAGGGCTAGAAAGTTTAGAAAGTTTAGCAGACGCTCGTTATGAATTAGCGATGCACGGTCGCTACGGAGACACAACTATAGGTCACCTTACTCCTGGAGAAATGGTCTTACCCAGACCTATAGCTGATGACCCTGTATTAAAAAGACAATTATTTGATGCTTTTGAGCGTCATGAACTCAACCCTTATCAATACCAAGTAGGACATTTTGAAAACTCAATTAACCCACTCACAGGTGCACCTGAGTTTGGTTTCTTTAAAAAGTTAGGTAAATCAATTAAAAAAGCAGCACCTGTAATCGGTCAGATAGTAGGTTTTGCTTTAGGTGGACCACAAGGAGCAGCGATAGGTGGTGGTATAGGTGGTGGTGTAAAAGAAGGTAATTTAAAAGGTGCTGTAAAAGGTGCTGCTCAAGGTTATGTGATGGGTAACGTTGCAGCAGGTTTCGGTGTCAAAGGTAGTGGCGGATTAGGTTCACTTAACCCATTTAACCCACAAGGTATGTTTAGGAGTCTTAACCCAGCAGTTTCTTCAATACAATCAGGTACGCAAGGAACTATAGGTGGCTTTTTTCAAGACATTGGTGCATCAGGTGCTGGTATGTTACGTGGAGCAAGTGCAGGTTTACCAGCAGCAGGCTCAAAATTTGCATACACAGGGTTGGGGGATAGTTTTAGTGCGTTAAGTCCTATGGGTAAAGTAGGTGCAGGTCTTACAGGACTAACAGCACTCGGCGGACTTGAAGGTGGCGAAAATAATGCTAGTATGCCTGGACCAAGTGGAGCTCAAGGCGGTTATTTACAAAACCCACTTAGACCAGCAATGTTACCTACTCAATACGGTGTTCAAGGTGTAGGAGCAGGTAGCATGCCTAATTATATGACTTCTGGTATAGGTTCTGGAGGAATGATGGATCCAGCAACTGCTGCATATTTACGAGCAACTATGTCGGACGATGAATACAGCGAATTAATGTTTCCTGAATTTAATGAAGGTGGCGTAATGGACATGAGAGATCAAGGTGGCGATATACAAGATCCTAACGGAGCAGGTGATGTAGACACAGTCAATGCTATACTTGCAGACGGTGAGTTTGTTATGACTAAACAAGCAGTAGCAGGTTTAGGTGATGGTGACCACGAAGCAGGGATAAAAAGACTTTACGCAATGATGGATAAAAACGAGAATAAAGCAAAACAGATGGGTATCGGGAGAGCTTAATGGCAGAAGAAACTAGTTATCAAAGAACGGAAACACTACCACCTAATATGCTGGCTCAGTTTTTTGCTGGGGTTCCTGGACAGAACGTCCCTGGAATCATGCCTTTACTGAACCAAGATTTAGTTAATAAAATTATGGGGTTCGGTGTTGCTGGTGCTAACCCATACACATACACAGGTCAGCGTATAGCTGACTTTACCCCAGCACAACGAGAAGCGTTCCGTCTTACTGCTCAAGGGGTAGGTGGATATCAACCTTACCTACAAGGTGCGGAAGAGATGATACGTGGTGGTGTAGGAACTGCAGGAGATGCTTTCGGTACTTCTGCAGGTTTGATAGGAGAAGCTATAGGTGCAGGAGAAAGAAGCACAGCAGAAGGCACAGGACTTTTAAGAAAAGCTCCTAAAGTAGCAGGTGCTGCTACTGGTAT